TTACGAATCCTTTTTCAAGACAAATATCTTTAAATTTGTATTTTTTAAACTCCATAAGTCACCTCATCCTATATACTTCCTATGTGCTAATTTAACATTACTTTGCTTTACCATTGCATATTGCAATGTTGTATCTATTCTTCTGTGCCCTAAGAGTTGTTGTAATTGCTCTATAGGCATGCCCTTATCTATTGCCATTGTAGCAAGGGTTCTTCTAAACTTATGGGGATGTACTTTATTCAAACCTAACTTTCTTCCAAATTGACGCAATCTAGTTTCAATTCCTCCGATTGTTAGTCGGTTATAAGGAAATTTAAGAGACACAAATAATGCCGGATTGTCATCTTTTCTACTTTGCAAATAATTTTGCAAATGAATTTTTGTCCTAGCATCAAAATACACTATTCTTTCCTTATTACCTTTACCAAATACAATACATTCTCGCTCATTAAAATCAATATCATTACGATTGAGAAGTACCATTTCACCAATACGCATTCCCGTTGACGCAAGCATATCAATAATAGCCAAATCTCTTATTTCCGTACAATTATCTCTCATAAGTTCTAGCGACTCATCAGAATAAGTTTCTTTAATAATAGTGCCTGTTTTCACTTTATGTATTCGTCTAACAGGGCTTTTTAATATATAATCTTCATCTTCAAGCCAAGTGAAAAAGCTAGAAAGTATCCTTCTAATGTTATCAATAGTAACCTTACTTGAATTATGTTCTGATTGATACTTTGTTAAGTAACAACGAATATCGTCGGTTACAATATATTTAATACCCTTATCTATGCTTTTAACCATCGATTGTATCGTTGCATTGTAGTATTTTAATGTTTTTTCAGAACAACCTTCAATCCTCTTCGCAGACAAAAATGACTCTACTAAATCTTGTTCTGAAATTTCATCTTCAGTATGCACTTTTGTAATATCATAATTAAAAAGTGCATGTTGTAAAACTTCCTGTAATCGTTCTGTTTGTGCATTATTTATATATGGTATCATACCTTGAATAATGTCTGTTACTAAATCTTGTTTCATAATTAGTTCTCCTTTTGTTTTAGAGAACGATTAACAACAGCAGTTCTTGTATTTTTCTCCTGCCGTTGATAGGAGTTTATCTTATATTTTTTCCCAATGAATAGATTTTATAAATTGTTTTTGCTTTTCATTGTATTCATTTATTGTTTCACAATAATTTTTTCCTGCTAAAGCTAGCAAGTCATTACTATATAAATCACTCTTAATGTCAAAAATAAAATACTGAACAGCATAATTATCAAAAAGTATGTCTTCAGCTACTCTACATACCTTATATTCTAACAAACTACATTTTAATTTATCGCTATACCTGTCACTTGTATATCCTGTTGGATCTTGCATTTTAATTTCATCAAAATCAGGCAGTAATTTGTTTTCTGGAATGTCAATTTTAAAAATAACAACACAATTAGATTTATCCACACCGCAGTGATTTACAGCATAGTAAAGTGAATATGTAATTTCATTTGACAAATATATATAACCATCAGTAGTAGCTCCATCCCCATTTTTTTCATATGTATAAAAACGATTTATATTTTTTCTTAGCTTTTTGTCAGCAAATATTTGTTTGGCTCTTTTAATTGTTGTTCCATGAAATAAAATCACATAAATCCTCCTATAAACGATAATTTAGAGCAGCAAGCTAAGTTGCTTTACGATTATTGGTTTACTCAGTTTGATTTTCCAGACGAAAACGGTAAGCCATACTGCTCATCTGGTGGTAAGATGGTTTGGAATGAACAATTAAAACGTAATATTCCAGAGAACTGGAATGTTGTTCCACTGCTCAAATTGGTAAGTTGGGAAAGCAATAGTCAACCACCTAAAAGTGAATTTGTATATGAGCCAAAAGAGGGCTATGTGCGTTTCATTCAAAACAGAGATTATGATAGCAATACACACATAACATATATTCCTCGAACAAAAAATCTTAGTATAGTTGACCGCTTTGACATACTTATGGACAAATACGGAGATGCTGGTGCAGTTCGATACGGAATAGAGGGTGCGTTCAATGTAGCTCTTGGAAAAATTTGTGTTCACAATCCCAATTACAGGGAATACATACGTTCATTTTTAGGTAGTGATGGCATATATAAATTTCTCCATAATTCGTGTATGGCCTCAACAAGAGCATCTCTCAGCGAGGCTAATTTGGCAATACTGAATGTTGTTGTCCCTGACGAGAAAATCATATTGAATTATGAAAACTTCCTGCATAAAATCCGTGTCAGCATATTGAAGAATAAAGATGAAACTGTCGAGTTAATCAATCTTCGTGATTGGTTGCTTCCTATGCTAATGAACGGTCAGGCTACCATCAGTGACTGATGCTCTAAATTATCGTTTATCGCATTATTTATAAGCTGCTTTTTGTTAATTATCTCAAGTAATCGTGCAACATCTTCTTGTCCACTCTCAATAACAGGTATAATTATCTCTTTTAAATCTGGAATACATAAATTACTTACAATAGAACCGGTTGCATCTGCACGTTTAAATTGTGTTTGAACGAAATCTGACATAAGTGTATTTAATAAATAATACGGGTCACATTTTTCCTTATTAACCTTTAGCAGAACCAGTCTTTGACCTAAACAACACTTTAATCCTTTGGGGACAATACCGACCATGCCCATTGGAGCTTCTCTTGAAATTATAATATCTCCTTCTTCCGGTTTCGCTCTTTTAGTTCTTTCCAAATATGTTGCTTCATCAACAAAATATCCATCTGTAAAATCAAGATTTCCATCCTTTAAATTAAAGTTACGAACTACTCGAATACCTTCGTTTTTCCAGTCAGGCGTTGTATGAGGGCAGTCAACAATGTCTGTGCACAAATCGTTTAGTTTGTAATACTTCACTTATTAACCTCCTTAAGTTCTGAATATATTTTTTTCCACTTAGCAGATGGATGTTTACAAATTGAGTCTTTGGACGCAAAAGCACATACACCCTCAATATAACAGTAACCACAAATATCTGGATTTGCTTGCCGACAACCGAATGTCTGTTTCTCTGTATCCATCTCGTTAAGCGGAGAACGAATTGGAATACATAACTCTTTTGGAAAACTACTCATACTTTACCTTCTTTAACTGCTCCATAATTTCAGTTTTTAGTTTGTCGCCTTCATCAAAATACTCTTGTAACTTTTCTGTATAGGCTTTCATTTTTGCATTAAACTCTTCCTGTGTTAATTCAACATATTCGATTTTTACATCAAAATACTGTCCGGCAGAAAGGGAATATTTCTTTTCTTTTATCTCATCATAGGTAACAGCAACTGAAAAATCATCAACAGCTTCTTTATTAAGAAATGTATCAACAATTTTGTCAATTTCAAAGTCACGAAGTCTGCGCTTTTGGTTGTTGCCATCCTTGTATTCTTCACCAAGTTTTGATGCATCAATTAAAACTACTTGATCTGTTTTCCTTGAATTATCAAAGAATAATACTGAAACATTCGTTCCGGTGTTAGCAAATACATTAGATGGCATACTAACACAGCCATAAACTATATGTTCATCGACAATATGGTGTAATATTTTTTTCTCAACACCTGATTTTGCTGTTATAAAACCGGTAGGAACAACAATAGCACCTTTACCATTTGATTTTAATGAATTAAGAACATGCTGGATAAACAATGTATAAATAGCCATACTCTCTTTTTTCTTTGCCGGAACTTTAGGAACACCGGCCCAAAATCTTGAAGGCATAGCTGCTAATATTTCTCTTGTATCTGAAAAATCCATTTTAAATGGCGGGTTAGAAACTATAAAATCAAAAGTTCTTAATTCTTGTTCGTTATCACTCTTATGGTATGGTGCAACTAATGTATCACCCTGAACAGCATGATCAAGTGAAGATACTAAACCGTTTAGGATAAGATTTAACTTTAACATTTTGTTGCTTCGTTGTGAAATATCTTGAGCAAAAATCGTACACTTATTTTCTCCAATTTGATGAGCTAAAGCCATTAAAAGAGTACCTGTTCCGGCTGATGGGTCGTAACACTCTATATTATGTAAATCAGTAGCATCACCAACTAGTAACCTTGCCATAATTGTTGCGATTGCGTGTGGTGTATAATACTCTGCATACTTACCGCCGCCTGCTGTATTATAATCTTTAATTAGATATTCAAAAATATCAGCGAAAAAATCATAATTCTTTTCAAATGCTTCTTCAAAAGAAAAATTAACTAACTTATCAACTAAAGCACGAGCAAACGGTGCTCTTTCAGTTTCATCTGTAACATATATGGTTACCTTTTCAAATAAGGGGATTTTTGTATTCTGTGATGTTTGAGTTGAAAAAATCGCTAGATTTTTATCAGCTATATCTGACATAGTATTATCAAAAATTAAGTCAAAATCTCCCTTAGCTTGTTGATTCCAAAGATTTGCAATAAGATGTTCAGGATATAGATGTGGAATTTCTGGTGGTAAAGAATCAAGAATATCCAATCTATCATCTTCAGACATTTCAGCATAAGCAATTTCCCATTTTTCTGCACTCTTAAGCACTTGAGAATATTTCTTTACTTCATAACCAAACTTATCATTCAAAAATTTGTAAAGAAATACTTGTGTGATAATCTTATACTCATTACCGTCATTTCCCATACCATAAGTCTGGCATGTTGCTTTCAAAGAATCTATAAGTTCTACGGTTTTTTCTTTAATTGTTTTCACTTCTGCCATTTTATTCTCCTTTATGCGATTGAAGAGGTTTGATTGTATTGGTCAAGATACTGTTTTGCAATTCTACTTTTTATAAATAGTCTATCCTCACGAGCACTTGGAATCCCCAGTTTATCAATACCTAATTTTACCTGTGACATAACTGCTTGTTCAAAGAAAGCATCTTTCTTTAAAATATCATTTCTGTCATACACTTTTTGGTCAATATCAGACTTTATAGATAGTAGAACATCCATAATTTGAGGGTCTGATTCTGAAACAATCGGTTTCTTGCTATTTGTCTTTCGTGCAATGTTTTCTTCTCGAATTCTTTTATGAACTCGCACAAATTTCACATCATCTTTATACTTCCTTAATAGCACAGAATTTTTCTTTTGTAATTGTTCCAGTTTCTTTGTTATTTCATCTAACTCTCTTCCTTGCTCTTCAATCTCCGATAAACTATTTGGTGTAAAACCATGTTGTTTGAATCGTAACCTAAAAGCTTCCTCTAAAGTTATATATTCTGGGTCTTCAGGGTCAATATTCTGAGTAAATGCGCGAACAGTTCTCCTGAATTTTTCTGTAACTGCATCTTTGCCACCAACAATCTTTAACTCTTCTTCACTAATTTTACTAAAGTTAAAAGTTATATCTTCCATTGCTTCATTTACAAGCGACTTAGTGGTATCATCACTTGAAAACATTTCTTTTTGATTTATGTTATCAATATGATGTTGAACTTCAGAAATAAGAGAAGGTAACCTTGTTAAATCCATTTTTGAAAAAGTTTCCTTAAGTTCATCATCACCAAATGACCTTACTGAATTATAACAGTTTCGAACAGCTAGAAGTACCTTTTTCAACTTAAGTAATTCTTGTTTATCATCAATATCTGATATTTCAGAACTAAATACTTCAGCATTATCCGTTGTATAATTAAAAAGGACTTGTTGTGCTTCTTGTATTTGTTCAATAATCTTTTCTGGTTCTTCAATAACCTGATTATATGTATCAGTTTCATTTCCCTTGCCAACTTCGTTAGGGTCATTAAAACGGTTAAGTTCTTTTAAGTATGCTTCATTGGTTTGGTTAAAATTTCTCTTAATATCAGCAAAATCGACAACATATCCATAACGGTTATCTTTATAAGGTCTATTCACTCTTGTAATAGCTTGTAAAAGATTATGGTCTTTCAATTTTCTGCCAAAATATAAGCGCTTTAATCTTGGAGCATCAAATCCTGTTAGTAACATATTAAATACAATAAGGATATCAACAGTCATGTTCTTTTTGAAATCATTTACAATAGAGCTTCTTGTTTCTTTATCGTCACTATCATAAAGAATAAGTCCGGCTTTAAGATTGCTTTTTAAGGAAGCATCTTTATTAAGTTCATTTTGAATTTCATCAAAATAGGCAAATAATTTTCTTGCTTGTTCACTTGTCTCACAGATAACCATACCGCCAAGTGTCTTATCGCCTTTAATTTGTCTAAATCTTTTAAGGTCTGTAATAATATATCTAAGTAGTTCTTTTACATAATTATCATGTTCAACTATAAGATTTTTCTTTACATCTTTCTTTTCAACTAAAGTTTCTAGTTTTTCATAAATTTCAGAAAGTTTTTTCTTGTACTGTGTTTCAATATCTTCACGAATAATTTTTAAAGTATATCCATCCATAATAGATTTATCATAGTAGTATGTATGAATATAGTCACCAAAAACTCTCCATGATTCTTTTTCTTCTTTCAACAAAGGTGTACCGGTTAATGCTATTTTTATAGCATTTTTATCAGCCTCAAGAAGATTAGCTAAAAATGAACCTTCCGGTTTATAGCCTCTATGAGCTTCATCAATTATAAAAACTCTTTGTAAATTAGTTGCATATGAAGGAAGATTAACTTTTTGTTTATCTTCTTCAAAGCGTTGAATATTGACCACAGTAATTTCAGGTTTACCTGTATTACTTTCCTGTGCTTGCTGTGTACGGAATTGCCCCATAAGTTCAGACCTAGAATTTGCTGTTTTAACAACAAGTCCGCGAGCTTCAAATTCTTCAGTAGCTTGTTTTAATAAGTCAAGACGGTCAACAATAAAGTAAAACTTTGCTACCTTATTATGTTTACTATAATAATCAGAAAGTACATGAGTAAGGTTATAGGATAAAGCGGTCTTACCACTACCCTGTGTATGCCATATGATACCGGATGTAATCCCTTCATCGATTTTTTCTCTTACTGTTAATGCTGCAAACATTTGTTGATAACGCATTATATGTTTTTGGTCTATAAATTCAATCTTACCATCAACTTCTTTTTGGAAATGAACATAGGTAATACCATATTTCAAGATAAACAATAATCTTTCCGGACTACACATTGATGTTAATATTCTATTTGTAGGAGAATATGTATCCAAATTAGTCTGGTACTCAGGTGAGTTGTGAATAACTTGACAATTAAAATCCGATAATATTTTCTTTTCAACTTCTGAATCAATATCTAAATATGGAAATTCAGCATTATAGGGAGCAATCTTTAAATCTTTAGGATTTTCTTCTCTAAAGCAATTAAAGGGTGCTGATTTTCTTGCTGTTGTACAATAGAAAGCTCCTTGTACAGGTACAATCCCATCTAGTGTGTCATATTCCATATTGTTAGAAAAAATCATTAACTGAGTTATATTCAAAAATCGCCTAAATTTTTTATTAGGGAATCTTTGGTTGTTCATTCTTTTACTTTCTGCTACCATTCCACCATGGTTATTAGGCTTTTTAACTTCAACAAAAACCAGTGGTAAACCATTAATAAATAATGTTATGTCAGGTCTAAATTCATCTTGGTCACGTTTACAAGTAAATTCAGCAGTAAAATGATAAGCATTATTTTTAGGATTTTCAAAATCAATCAATCTTATTGGAGATACAGACGATAAACGATTATAAAAACTGCGACCAATATCATCATTATCTAATTCTTGTCTAATCGATTTTAAGACTTGGTCAGCTTCAGCTGAATGTTTAGAATTAAGTCTTGAAAACTGTTCTTTGAATACATCGATTAAAATATTAGTGTCTGGGTCATAGACTTTGTTAGCCATACTCTCAGTTATCTTTCCAAAGTAAGAATATCCTAGTCTAGTAAGATGCACCATAGCAGGCATTTGCACACGAGTTGCTTCATTAAACAAATTCTTTTTATCTTTATTAGGAGCCATTTTAATTACCTCCGAAAATGTATATAAATAGGAATATAATACATTACACGCTAAAATACATAATTATTATATTATAATTTAAAATTATTGTCAATAATTAACATATGAATTGTAACTAAATAGTAAAGAATTGTAATAAAGTAACGAAAAATTATATTTTTACATAGAGAAGAGTCCCAATAATGGGACAGAAGATAAATTTTATAGATTATTTTGAAATTTTACATTGACTTTATTATAAAGTTGGGCTACAATAACAATGTAATCGAACAGATGTTCTATTTTTAAAAGTGGAAATTTATAGTTAGAGTAAATTCATCAATGATTAATACTAAATTCTGTTGTCAGATTAATTAATCAAAAATGAAAATAAAAACTAATAGTTAGAGTAAAATCTACAAATAAGTAACAACCTGAAACGATGTATAATTATGGGGTTAGGGCTTGTAATTTAGTTTATCTAATTAAAATTAGAACATTTGAAGAGCGATTAATTTCACAAGACAGCACTCTTTCTAAGGAAAGTATGTGGAAGTGCTGTTGGCCCTGTTGAAAGATAATTATTAGAAAGAAGGTATTATTTTTGAGCAAGCAAGATGTTAAATGCCCAATATGTGGCTGTGTAAATAAAGGTTTGTATCTTGACGAAACAGATGGTTGTATGGAATGTATAAAGTGCAGAAATGTTGTTAGGGTTCCACCAACACAGAAAGTTAAAAGATTGCTTGTAATAAATATGGGCGAAAGAATACCTGAAAATGTTATGAACATAATTATGAGGAGGAGCTGTCACGAGTAATGAGTGGATACCTTATCAGTGCTATTGTCCCAACTGTGGCAATCTGCTGACGGGCTATAAAAATAAAGAAAATACAGTTAAATATTCTTGTGATAAATGCAAAACATTTGTTGTAAGAAAAGAAAAAGGTCGTAGGAATATATCATTTGATACTTATCAATCGGCTTAATGAAAATTTAATTCAGCGTACGACGGAATGGTTGAGTGTAACTTTGTAATTCCATCTCCAGGTCAGCGTGGTGTAAGTCAGTTGAGTGTACCAGTATTGTTGAAGCCTCTGACAGTATAGAACTTATTTCAGTTCTAACTGTTGGGGGCTTTTTTGTTTTCTATAATTCCACAATATACAACAATTTATTATTTTAAAATTTTTTCATTATATAAATTGGTGGATATTTTGTTCATCAATTAATGTCCGAGATAAGACACTAAACTGTCTGGCCTTTCCAACAGCTCACCATCTTCATGGCCATGTGGTGCGTTCGTAGTTGTGGGAAATGTCCCGAAATTAAATAGAGTGCCAGCTTGACGAACAGCTGGTCACCGATAAGTAAGCGGAGTTATCCGCATGAGGTGACCAACAATGAATAAGAATACTGGCATCCATAACGGTTATCTCCGCTTCAAATATGAAGCCAACGGAGGTAAAAGTTATGGCAAGCAAAGAAAATCAGAGTCAAAAATTCATCTATATTCGTTCATTAAAGGAAAAGGTTCCTTGTACTGAACAGCAATTTAAGGAGTTTTATCGTGAAGCAACTCGTATCCGCAAGAAGGAACAGTACTATCATCGCTGTAAATGCCCTAAGAAATACATCTGGGCTTGTGATGGTGATTGTGATAATTGCGAACATCATTTAGGGTATGGGGTTCTTTCCCTAGATGCCCCTAATACAGAGGATGGAAGTACTCTTATTGAATCAGAAGAGCTCTCCTCCCCTATTCTTATGGAACAAATTATTAACGATAGATTATTACTAGAAAATCTATTTGAAAGATTGAGAGAGCTTGACCCTGATGCAGACAAGATAATTAAGTACTGGATTGATGATAGTTCTATCTCAGACAGAGAAATTGCAAGGCGTTTAGGTCGTAAACAGCGTACCTTTGCTGACCAAATAAGAAAAATTAGAACAGAGCTATATAAGGTTCTTGGAAATAATACATATGAATAATCATCTCTATCTAACCATCAAAGAATATTAAATTAGAAAAATTAAAATTTTTTCAAAATATTCCACTCAATTTTATTCTTTTTCTCCAGAGGTAAATTGTAAGGCACATAAAAAGCCTTTCAAAATAATTTATGGAGGTGAACGGATGGAACCATTACACTTTGATTCAGGCGGAATAGATACTGAAGTGATAGACACACTTAATGCAATCAGTTATGTATCAGCAAGAATGGCAAGGAATATGTCAATTCTTGCAAATCTAAGACAAGCTAAGGAAGGAAATAATAAGGATGAGCAAAATAAGCGATATGGATATGACTATCCAAGAATTACACAGTGTAGCCACTACTATTAATGAAATTGCTGAGTGGCTATCTTCCCAATTCATTTCTGATGACTCTACTGCTGTAGAAAAGAAAGAAGCAAAACCTGCACTTACCCTAGAAGAAGTAAGAAATGTTCTTGCAGAAAAGTCCAGAAATGGCTTTACAGCAAAAATAAAAGAGTTACTCAAAAAGTATGGTGCAAGTAAGCTATCAGAGGTTGACTCAAAGAATTACGAAGCCTTGTTAAAGGATACGGAGGAGCTTAACAATGCCACCTAGTGAACACGCAGTGCTGTCTGCATCATCAGCTAATAGGTGGTTACATTGTCCACCTTCAGTTAGGTTAAGTGAGGGTTATATGGATAAAGCAAGTGTATTTGCTATGGAAGGTACATCTGCTCATGAGCTCTGTGAATATAAGTTAAGAAATGCCTTAGGTATGGAAGCAGAAAACCCTACTGAAAACCTAGATTTCTATAATACAGAAATGGAGGAATGTGCTGAAGGCTATGCTACATACATTTTAGAACTAGTAGAGAAAGCAAAAGAAACCTGTTCTGACCCAGTAGTAATGGTGGAACAGAGGGTTGATTTCTCTAGGTATGTTCCGGAAGGCTTTGGTACAGCAGACTGCATTATTATTGCTGATGACATTCTCAATATTGTTGACTATAAGCATGGAAAAGGTGTTGAGGTGTCTGCTGAGAATAACCCACAAATGAAACTGTATGCCCTAGGTGCATTAGAACTTTTTGATTGCCTTTACGATATTAGCAAGGTGCAAATGACAATCTTTCAACCGAGGCTTTCAAATGTAAGTGTGTTTGTAATGAATAAGGCTGATCTGCTAAATTGGGCAAATGATGAGCTTACCACTAAAGCAGAATTAGCATTTGAAGGCAAGGGTGAACTATGCTGTGGTGAATGGTGTAAATTCTGTAAAGCAAAATCTAATTGTAAGGAAAGAGCAAAGGTTAATATGGAAATGGCTCAATATGAATTTAGAAAGTCCTCACTTCTAACTGATGAAGAAGTTGTGGATATTCTAAGTAAGGTTGATGAATTAACAGCTTGGGCTAGTGATGTTAAAAACTTTGCTCTTGAGCAGGCAGTAAGAGGTAAGCAGTGGCCTGGCTGGAAGGTGGTAGAAGGTCGGTCAAACAGAAAATACACTGATGAGGGCGCAGTAGCACAGGTAGTTAAGAATGCCGGTTATAACCCATATGATGAGAAAATTATGGGTATCACCAATATGACTAAGATGTTAGGTAAAGAAAAATTTAATGAATTGCTTGGTGACTTTGTTGAAAGACCACAAGGTAAGCCAACATTAGTTCCAGAGGATGATAATCGTCCAAAAATTAATACAGCAAAAGAAGATTTTAAGGAGGAAATTTAATTATGAAAAAGAAAGCTCAATTTATTAATCCATTAAAGGTAATCACAGGTCCGGATACTCGTTGGTCATATGCCAATGTATGGGACCCTAAGTCAATCAATGGTGGTACACCAAAGTACAGTGTGTCACTAATTATTCCTAAGTCAGACACAAGGACTGTGGAAAAAATCAATAAGGCTATTGAGTCAGCATATAGAGGGCGAAAGTAAACTGAGAGGTAGTGGCAGAACTGTCCCTTCCCTTGAAGTAATCAAAACACCACTTCGTGATGGTGACAAGGAAAGACCCGGTGACCCTGCATATGAAAACTCATACTTCATCAATGCTAACGCAGTAACTGCACCGGGAATTGTAGATGCAAACTGTAACCCAATTATGACTCGTTCAGAGGTGTATTCCGGTGTGTATGGCAGAGCAAGTATCAGCTTCTATGCCTTTAACAGTTCAGGTAATAAGGGAATAGCTTGTGGGTTAAATAACCTGCAAAAAATCAGAGACGGTGAACCACTTGGTGGCAAGGCTAGTGCTGAGTCAGACTTTGCAGTTGAAGAAGATGATGATTTCTTAAGCTAAAGGTATAAAAAATAAGGGATACAGGTGGCAGAGTAATTTGCCACCTTTCCCTATATGGAGAGATTTATGAAAAATTTATCAATAGATATTGAAACATACAGTGACCAAAGCCTACCTAAAACCGGTGTGTACAGATATTGTGAATCACCTAATTTTCAGGTTCTACTGTTTGCATATAGTGTGGATAATTCAGATGTTAAGGTGGTTGATGTTGCCAGTGGTGAGAAAGTGCCTCAGGAAATTATTAATGCACTAACAGATAGCACTGTCACAAAGTGGGCATTTAATGCAAGTTTTGAACGGATATGTCTTTCAAAGTTTCTAGGTTATCCAAATGGTAAGTACCTAAATCCAAAGCAGTGGAAATGCTCAATGGTGTGGTCTGCTGTTTTAGGATTGCCATTGTCACTGGAAGGTGTAGGTGAAGTTTTAGGCTTGGAAAAGCAAAAATTAACTGTTGGCAAAAGTTTAATAAGATACTTCTGTCAAAGCTGTACACCAACAAAAGCAAACGGTTATACCAATAGAAACCTACCATGTGATAATAAAGCAAAGTGGGAATTATTTAAGAAATATAACCTTCGTGATGTTGAAACTGAAATGGCAATTAAGGATAGATTATCAAGGTTTCCTGTATCAGATAGTGTGTGGGAACAGTATCATCAAGACCAAATAATAAATGATACAGGTGTGGCACTTGATATGTGCCTTGTAAGAAATGCAATTAATATGGACAGTATTTCTCACAATGAATTAGTAGGTGAGCTGAAAAAAATAACCAACCTTGAAAACCCTAACTCAGTGTTACAAATGAAAAATTGGCTTTCAAATAATGGTGTAGAAACAGAAACACTTGGTAAAAAAGCAGTTGCAGACCTTATGAAAGCTGTACCGGAAAATATTAATATAGTTCTTGCTTTAAGGCAGAAACTTGCTAAATCATCAGTAAAGAAATATCAATCAATGGAAAATGCTGTGTGTAGTGATAACAGAGCAAGAGGAATGTTTCAGTTTTACGGTGCAAACAGAACAGGTCGTTGGGCAGGTAGAATTATTCAAATGCAAAACCTACCACAAAACCACCTTGATGATTTGGAAGATGCAAGAGAGCTTGTAAAGGAAGGTAATTATACTGCTGTACAAATGATTTTTGATGATGTACCGGATACACTTTCTCAGCTGATCCGTACTGCATTTATTCCAAAAGAGAATTATAAATTTATTGTAGCAGACTTCTCTGCTATTGAAGCAAGGGTTATTGCTTGGCTTTCAAAGGAAAAATGGAGAGAAAGAGTCTTTGCTAAGGGTGGAGATATTTACTGTGCATCAGCAAGTCAAATGTTTAAAGTGCCGGTTGAGAAGAATGGCATAAACGGTCACCTTCGTCAAAAAGGCAAAATAGCAGAACTTGCACTTGGGTATGGTGGTTCTGTTGGAGCGTTAAAAGCTATGGGTGCTTTAGAAATGGGTGTTCAGGAAGAAGAACTGCAAGACCTAGTAAATGCTTGGAGAAGCTCTAACCCACATATTGTAAGGTTATGGTGGAATATAGATAAGGTAGTAAAAATAGCAGTAGAAAAAAGAATACCCACAGAGATATATGGACTGAAAATTAAATACCAAAGTGGGATATTATTCATCACACTACCTAGTGGCAGAAGCCTATCATATGTAAAGCCAAGGATAGAGGTAAATCAATATGGCAGTACATCAGTTACATATGAGGGTGTCGGTACAGGTAAAAAATGGACTAGGCTTGAAAGCTATGGCCCTAAATTTGTAGAGAACATAGTTCAAGGAATAGCAAGGGATATTCTCTGCTATGCTATGGACAACTTAAAGGAATACAGAATAGTAATGCACATTCATGATGAAGTAGTAATTGAAGCAGATAAAGGTGTTTCACTTGATGATATTTGCAAAAAGATGTCTGCTACTCCACCCTGGGCAAAGGAACTAATTCTTAATGCTGATGGGTATGAATGTATGTTTTATAAGAAGGAATGAGGTTTTAATGAGTATAAATAAATTTAATGATGAGGGGTATTATGACCCAACTACATATGAGGCACTAACATCAATAGAAAAAGAAAAACGCTCACTTAGAGCATTTAGACCTATTGTGTATGTGTGTTCACCGTATTCTGGTGATGTGGATGCTAATGTAAAGTCAACACAAGAATATTGTAAATTTGCTGTTGATAGTGGTTACATTCCTATTGCTCCACATCTGTTGTTTACTCAGTTTTTGAGTGACAAAAACCCGAAGGAAAGAGAACTTGGTTTGTTTTTTGGTAATGCAATTATGAGTAAATGTTCTGAGGTATGGGTTTTTGGTAGTTATATTTCTGAGGGAATGAAAACAGAAATTAAGAGAGCAAAGTGGAAGAATTACAAAATCAGATATTTTGATGAGGAGCTTAAGGAGGTAAAAAAGAATGCTTAATTTTACATTATATACAGCAAATTGTGTTGGAATGAGTGGGAATTGCTTGTATCCCAATAAGGTTGTTGTAAAGGATAAGGAGTCCTTTAAGGAGGCAATAAAGAAAGACCATGTAACTGCAAGGTACAAAGGAAATTATCGCAGTAGTAAGAATTTTCAATGTTCAGATTGTATTCCACTTGATTGTGATAATGACCATTCTGATAATCCTAAGGATTGGGTTACTCCATTTGATATTGCTATGGAAATACCCGGAGTAGCCTTTGCTGTGTCATATAGCAGACATCATAATTTGCCAAAGTATAATAAGTCAGCAAGACCAAGGTTTCATATCTTTTTCCCTATTGAAGCTATATCTGATGAAAAGGAATATTCAGAATTGAAAAAGAGAATTGCAAGTACATTCCCATATTTTGATACAAATGCTTTGGACTCTGCAAGGTTTCTTTTTGGCAGTGAAAATGCAGATGTGGAGTTCTATAAAGGTGATAAGTCTATTGTAGATTACCTAGAGGAAAGTGAATTTGCAGAGCTTGATGTAAAAGCACCCATATATACAGGTGGCTCTATTACTGAAGGAAGCAGAAATAACACAATGTCACATTTTGCAGGTAGAGTTCTTAAGAAGTTCGGTGATACAGATAAGGCATATAAGCTGTATATGGAACGAGCTGATAAATGTGAACCACCACTTTCAAAATCAGAACTTGATGCCATATGGAATAGTGCATTGAAGTTTGTTAAGAAAATACAAGGTCAAGATGGATATATTCCACCTGAAAAATTCAATGATGACTTTGGAAAAGGTGGTCTAAAGCCTGATGATTACTCTGATATTGGTGAGGCAAAGGTTCTGGCAAGAGAAAAAGCCGATTGCCTTAGATATACAAATGCCACAGGCTTTCTTACTTATTGTGGTGACTGTTGGCACGAGGATACACAGAAAGCAATAGGAGTAACAGAGAACTTTCTTGATATGCAACTTGCTGACGCAAAGGAGTCAGTGAAAAATGCAGAGGAAGCACTTATTTCAACAGGTGTAACAAAGGAGCTTATCAATTCAGGTGGAAGAGCACTTGAAAAGTCAATATCATCATCAAATATGGGACTTTTAAATGCTTACCTTAGTGCAAAGGACTACCATAGGTTTGTTATGAAATATAGGAATTACAAGAATATTGTTAATACACAAAATGCAGTAAAGCCAATGTTAGCAATAGATGTATCTGAGCTTGATTATGATGCAGAATTGTTGAACACTCCTACATACACCTATGACTTAACAAAAGGAATGAGTGGTGGCCATACCCACGACCCTGATGACCTTATTACAAAGGTTACTAAGTGTTCACCGGGAGATGAAGGTATGGACCTTTGGCTAGATACACTAAATACATTCTTCTGTAATGACAAGGAACTAATACAGTATGTTCAAGAAATTGTTGGAATGTCAGCAATCGGTAAAGTGTATGCAGAGCATTTGATAATAGCCTATGGTGGAGGTGCAAATGGTAAATCTACTTTTTGGAATACCATAGCAAGAGTTCTCGGTAACTACTCAGGTAAAATCTCAGCTGAAGCATTAACAATGAATTGCAAAAGAAATGTTAAGCCTGAAATGGCAGAGCTTAAGGGTAAAAGATTAATCATAGCCTCAGAGCTTGAAGAAGGAACTCGTCTTAACACAGGTATGGTAAAACAGCTTTGTAGTGTTGACCCTATTGAAGCTGAAAAGAAGTACAAAGACCCATTCCATTTTGACCCATCACATACTTTGGTTTTATACACTAACCATTTACCTAAGGTGTCAGCAAATGATGACGGTACATGGCGAAGACTCATTGTTATTCCTTTTAATGCAAAAATAACCGGCAACTCTGATATTAAGAACTACTCCGATTACCTTTTTGAAAATGCAGGACAAGCCATAATGAAGTGGATAATTGAGGGTGCTGAAATGGCATACAAGAAGAAGTTTAAGTTTACAGAGCCTAAGGTTGTGGTTGAAGCAATTAATGAGTATCGAGAAAACAATGACTGGCTAGGTCATTTTTTAGAGGAGTATTGTGATGTTGACCCGTCATACACTCAAAAGTCCGGTGAGCTTTATCAGCAATATAGAATAACCTGTATTCAGTGTGGGGAGTTCGTCAGGAGTACATCTGACTTTTATGGAAGTCTAGAAAAATTAGGTTTCTTTAGAAGAAAGTCTAATAATAAAAGATTAATAGTAGGTTTGAAGTTAAAAGATGGACAGGACTTTTTAGAGTAAGGTACAGTCGATACAGTTAAAACATAAAGTGTTTCATTTCTTTAAGTAATGTCGTGACAGTCAATTCTAAAAGTATTTCTAAAAAAAATATAGAAAGGGACAGTCAAGACAGTCTAAACTAAAACTATTTTAGTTTTTATATTTGTTTTAGGGACAGTCTATACACTCTATATATAAAAGTTCTATATGCAATAAAAAATATTATATATAGAGAGTTTAAGAACTGACTGCATAGACTGTCCCTTTAGAAAATATTCCCTGTTGAGAGGTAACGAAGATGAGAGAAAAATATATTGAAAGAAAATTAGTTGATGAGGTAAAAAAGCGTGGTGGTGTGTGTCTTAAATGGGTGTGTCAGGGCTTTGATGGAATGCCCGACCGTCTAGTGTTTCTACCTAACGGGAAGCTTGGTATGGTGGAACTTAAGTCACCAAAGAAAAAACCTAGACCTTTGCAGAAGTCAAGACACAGAATGTTAAAAAGGCTAGGCTTTAAAGTTTATGTTATTGATAATGTAAATCAAATTGGAGGTGTGGTTGATGAAATACAATCCACATAGTTATCAAGAATATGCAATTAAGTTTATAGAATCACACCCTATTTCTGCTTTGTTTTTAGATATGGGTTTAGGAAAAACAAGTATCACCCTTACAGCAGTAAATGAACTTCTATTTGATAACTTTGAAGTGAGAAAGGTTCTTGTGATAGCACCACTAAGAGTAGCAAGAAATACTTGGTGTGATGAAATCAAAAAGTGGGACCACCTAAGTAACATTAAGTATTCAATAGTTGTTAGTACTGAAAAGGAAAGAATATCTGCACTGAATGAAAAGGCTGATATTTACATAATCAACAGAGAGAATGTAGATTGGCTTGTAAACAAAAGTGGATATAAATTTGACTTTGATATGATTGTGATTGATGAATTGTCATCTTTTAAAAATCATCAGTCTAAGAGATTTAAAAGCCTTATGAAAATAAGACCTAAGGTTAAAAGAATTGTTGGTTTAACCGGTACACCATCATCAAATGGATTAATGGACTTGTTTGCAGAATTTAAGGTTCTTGATTTAGGAGAAAGACTTGGATATTTCATAGGTCAGTATAGAAACACATATTTTAAGCCAGATAAAACAAATGGAGCTATTGTGTATTCATACAAGCCTTTACCTAACGCTGAAAATAGCATATATGAAAAAATATCAGATATAACGGTTTCAATGAAAGCAAGTGAATATTTGAAAATGCCTGAGCTTGTAATAAGCAATTATAAGGTCGAAATGTCTGAAGACGAGAAAAAGCAATATGATGAAATGAAGAAAAATCTTATTTGTGAAATCAAGGATGGTGAAATCACAGTATCAAATGCAGGTTCACTTTCAAATAAGCTAAGTCAGTTTGCTAATGGTGCAGTTTATGATGATGAGCAAAATATTGTTGAAATACATAGCCGTAAGCTTGATGCACTAGAGGACATTATTGAAAGTATGAACGGTAAGCCTCTTTTAGTGGCCTATTGGTACAAGCACGATTTACAGAGAATTAAAAAGCGATTTGATGTTAGAGAAATCAAAACAAGCAAGGATATTGCTAATTGGAATAAAGGGGAAATTCCCGTAGCACTTATTCACCCGGCAAGTGCAGGACATGGACTAAATCTTCAACAAGGTGGTTCAACCCTTGTGTGGTTTGGATTAACATGGTCACTTGAACTTTATCAGCAAACAAATGGAAGGCTCTATCGACAAGGTCAGAAGAACACAGTTGTTATACAGCATATTGTGACAAAAGGTAGTATTGATGAGCAAATATTAAAGGCTCTTGAACGAAAGAATAAAACACAAGAAGATTTGATTGAAGCTGTAAAGGCTAACTTGAAGTAGATGTGTGGAGGTAATTATGAACCCATATGAAGAATTAGCAAATGCAATTATTGAACAGGCAGTGAAGGATTTTAAGAAAGCTTTGAAATGTCACTTTATTCACTCTAACAGAAAAGACTATGCAAATGAAGTCTTGAAACTAAAACAATTTTTCCGTTCAAATTGGTTCAGTATTTTAACTGACCTTGATGGTGAATACATAATCAATGGTGTTTATGATATGGTTAAAAAGGAGATGGTAGCTTGACACCTAAAGAATATTTGTCCCAAGCATACAGAATAGATATGCGTATCCGTAGTAAGCAAGAACAGATTACAAGTCTTAATGAATTGGCAACAAAATGTACATCAGCATTGACCGGTATGCCAAAGGGTAGTAATTGTGGTGACTCTCAAGTAGCAAGTGCAGTAAGTAAAATCATTGACCTTGAAAATTCTATTGCTGAAGATATGCAAAGCCTTATTGAATTAAAGACTGAAATTGTTGGTGTAATAAATGATGTTGAATGTGTGGAGTATAAATTGATTTTAGAGAAACGATACATATGCTGTAAGTCTTGGCCTGAGATAGCAGTTGAGCTTGGTTACAAGATGCGTCATATGTACAATCTACATGATGAAGCATTAAAAGCAATAAAAATTCCTAAAAAAATTTGTTCTGTGCAGTAAATGGCACTGTTTTGCACTATGGTTTTGTGATATTATTATAATAGACAAAAAGAATTAAAAGAGCCTTTGCAGTTAAACTGTAAGGGCTTTTCTTATGCCTGAAAGGAGAAAAGAATGCCACGCAAACCAAAGCAACCCTGTGCTTATCCTAACTGTAACAAGCTGTGTGAGGGTAGGTACTGTGAAGAACACAAAAGACTAACAGATAAAAGATACAACAGCCTTTCAAGACCAAAGGACACCAACAAGAAGTATGGTAGAGCTTGGAGAAAGGTTCGTGAAAGGTATGTACAGAGCCACCCACTGTGTGAGCAGTGCCTAAAGGAAGGTAGAATGACACCCACCGAAGAGGTACACCACATTAAACCTATTTCTCAAGGTGGTACTCATTCTTCAAGTAATCTGATGAGTCTGTGTAAATCTTGCCATAATAAAATTCATTATCAAATCGGTGGCAGATAATTATTTTTTAATGGTGGGGGTATAAAATCTCTACAAAATTTATAAATGGACAACGGCGTGGACTTTCGTGTAAAAAAATACTCAATTCAAAAGGGTAATAAAAAGAGCAGGAAAATCAAAAGAAATTCCTGCTCATAATTATTAAAATAAATCAGAATGTGAACCTGTACGGAATAAGAAAAGCTCTAGTTCCCTATTCTCTACTCGATAAATCAATAGCCAATCCGGCTCAATGTGACATTCACGAAAGCCACTATATTCCCCACTAAGATTATGGTCACGATATTTTTCATTTAATGGTTCGCTATTAGCCAAAGTATCTATAACTTCTTTTAGATGATTGATTTTGAGTCCACGCTTTTTTGCTAATTTTAAGTCTTTTTTGAATTGATTTGAAATTATTATACTAAGCATCTTCCAAAACCTCATCTAGCACTTCATCAAAAGAACCGTATCTTTTATACTTTTCCGGATGATTTTTCATTTCCTCATATTCTGCCAGTGCTAATTTTGTTTCTTTATTCGGTGCTTTGCGTTTTACTTCAAATGGAATACCATCATTGCTAACTGCACTTTTTAGAAACATAGTAATAGCAGTAGTCATATTCAGTCCAAGGTCATCAAATAGATTTTCAGCAGACTTTTTAAGTTCTGTATCTACTCGAACATTAATATTAGTTGTAGCCATAAATAATACCTCCTAACAATATATACAATAATAGTATATCTTCTTAATTACATTATATTCACAATATTTTACAATGTCAACACAATTTTATACTTTGTGTTGCTTTTTATTATAGATTAAAAATTTCAAATATAGGACGGTGATGAAATGCCAACAAAATCAAATAACATAGGTGGCCGAGGTGGTGCAAGAGCAGGTGCAGGACGAAAGAAAACCTCAGTAAAGGATAAACTGAAAAATGGTAGTAGCAATTTAAAGGTACTTGATATACCGGAAATTGAGGGTGTAACAATGCCAAAGCCACACGATTTTCTTTCAGCAGAACAGAGAGATGGTAGCACCTTACAAGCAGGTGACATATATACAGAAACATGGCAGTGGCTGAGAAAGATAGGTTGTGCAGGTAAGGTATCACCTCAACTACTGGAACGATATGCAATGGCTAGTGCCAGATGGATACAGTGTGAAGAAATGACTAGCAAGTTAGGTTTTCTTTCTAAACACCCAACTACTAATAAGCCTATACCGTCACCATTTATCAATATCGGTATTAACTATATGAATCAGGCTGTAAGACTGTGGAATGAAATATTCCAGATTGTAAAGGAAAACTGTACTACCGATTATGAAAATACAACTCCACAAAATGATTTAATGGAAAGATTACTGAGAGCAAGGGAGAATAAATGAGTAAACAAAAGGATTTAATACAATTTTTGAAAACACTTAAAAAATATAAATATCAGTTGAAACGACAAGAGCTTTTAACCTTGAGAGGACAGGCACTGAATGGTGATTTGGTTGGTGCTAAGAAAGGCTTTTGTGTTTTGATGGAAGAAAGGAAAATGCAGTATGAATAAAGTATCTGAAATGAATTTAGTTGATGTGGATAAATTAATTCCATATGTGAATAATGCCAGAACTCACTCAAAGGAACAGATTAATAAGTTAAGAGCTTCAATTAGAGAATTTGGCTTTATCAATCCTGTAATCATTGATAGAGATTACAATGTAATTGCCGGTCATGGTAGAATACTTGCTTCACAAGAAGAAGGTATTGATAAGGTGCCTTGTGTATTTGTTGATTACCTAACAGATGCACAAAAGAAAGCATACATAATTGCTGATAACCGTATGGCACTTGATGCTGATTGGGATGAAGAACTGTTAAAAATTGAGATTGAGTCACTAAAGGATGAGGACTTTGATTTATCCTTTACTGGCTTTGATGAAAGTGAATTGCTAGATTTATTTGGTGATGATAGTAAAGGCAAAGTAGAAGATGATAACTTTGATTTATCCTCAGCATTGGAAAAGGCATCATTCGTTGAAAAAGGTGATGTGTGGACAGTTGGTAAACACAGACTAATGTGTGGTGATGCAACATCTAAGGAAGATGTACAGACTCTTATGGGTGACACAAAAGGAAACCTAATACTTACTGACCCACCATATGGTGTATCCTTCAAAAGTTCATCAGGTTTAACTATTGAAAATGACAGTATGAAAAATGATGATTTCTACAACTTCCTACTTTCTGCCTTTAAAAATATGGCTGACCATTTAGAGAAAGGTGGTTCAGCATATGTTTTTCACGCAGATACAGAAGGTCTTAACTTTAGAAAGGCATTTGTTAATAGTGGTTTTCATTTGGCAGGGTGTTGTATATGGGTGAAAAATTCTCTTGTGCTAGGTAGGTCAGATTATCAGTGGCAACACGAACCTGTACTTTATGGCTTTATGCAGAATGGTAAACATAGATGGTATTCTGACAGAAAGCAAACTACAATTTGGAACTTTGATAAGCCTAAGAAAAATTCAAACCACCCAACATCAAAACCACTTGATTTGTTAAGCTACCCTATCAGCAATTCAACTCAAGAAAATGCTGTTGTAATTGATACCTTTGGTGGCAGTGGTTCAACACTTATGGCTTGTGAGAAAATGAACCGTATCTGCTACACAATGGAGCTTGATGAAAAGTATGCGTCAGTTATCCTTAGACGATATGTTGAAAATACCGGTGATATGGATAATGTGTATGTAATTAGGAATGGTAAGAAAATTCCATATGCCGACCTTGTAAAAGAGGTTGAAACAAAAAATCAATAAAAACTTTGTGCATAAATGGTATTGCTAATTACCTAATTTAGAGTGATATATAGTACTGATATTAAGGAGGTAATATATATGAACATACCTAAAAGAGAAGTAATTGAAATGTTAAGAAAAAGTTATCAAGTTGGTACAAGAATTGAGCTTGTCACAATGGATGATTTTCAGGCTCCACCTATTGGTACAATGGGTACTGTTAGGGGTGTTGATGATATGGGTAATATCCTTGTAAACTGGGACAACGGTTCTAGCCTTAATGTTGTTTATGGTATTGATATGATTAGTTTGTCAACCCTTTTTTCAAAATTTTTTCAATTGCCTTAATGTTGTTTATGGTATTGATATGATACGCAAGATATAGAAATACATAACACATATATACAATATATAGTGTATATCTTTGTGTAGTAATAGTATTGATAAATACTCCAAAAAGAGCGAATATGTGTATACCGAAAGGGGAAAACAACAAACTTTAAGGAGCATAATTATGAATACAAAAACTGCTAAGCAAATCACAGAAATGAAAAAGCAGACAATCGGTGTTGAAATTGAAATGAACAACATTACAAGAAGAAAAGCTTCAAAGCTTGTAGCCGAGTTTTTTGGAACTGGACGATTTGAGGACACAGCAAACAGAAACGGTTATAGCACCTGGTCAGCTTGGGACAACCAAGGCAGAGAATGGAAATTCCAAAAGGACGTAAGCATTCGAGGAACAGACATTCAGAAATGCGAAATGGTAACACCAATCTTAAACTACAACGACATTGAGCTTTTACAGGAGGTTGTAAGAATTTTAAGAAAGGCCGGAGCAAAAAGCGACTCAACAAAAGGCTGTGGAGTTCACATTCACATTGGAGCAAACGGTCACACACCACAAACACTAAGAAACCTAGCAAATATTATGGCAAGTCACGAAAGACTTTTAATTGACGCATTAAACATTGACGATGGACGAATTAATAGCTACTGCAGAACAGTTGACACAAGGTTCTTGGAAAAGGTAAATAAAGTAAAGCCTAGAACAATGTCAGACCTTGCAAATGTATGGTATGAAAGCCACAATTCAATTTACGATAGAAACCAACATTACAACGATAGCCGATACCATATGCTTAACCTACACGCAACCTTCACTAAAGGCACAGTTGAATTTAGACTTTTCCAATTTGACAAACCGGCAAACGGAAAGCAAAACGGACTTCACGCAGGACAACTTAAAAGCTACATTCAACTTTGCTTAGCACTGTCAAATGGCAAAGACAGTAAAGACAGCAAGTCCAAAGCCACAGCAAACAGAGAACCCTAAATACGCAATGAGAACTTGGCTTTTAAGACTTGGCTTTGTAGGTGACGAATTCAAGACAGCAAGAAATGTATTCACCAACAGACTTTCTGGGGACACAGCCTTCAGAAACGGCAGAACAGCCTAAGGTAAAACTTAATAAATGGCTAACCTTAGAGATAGGGTTAGCCTTAAGGTGGTAGAAGAACTATTCTTCAGAAAGGATTGATTTTTATGAAAAAATATTACATTGCATACGGAAGTAACCTAAATGTTAAGCAAATGAAAATGAGGTGTCCCGGAGCTACTATTCTTGGCACTACAAAGTTAAAGAACTATGAACTACTGTTCAAGGGTAGCAAGACAGATTCATACCTAACTATTGAGAAAAAGGAAGGTAGCACTGTACCGGTTGTGATTTGGGAAGTAACTGAGAGTGATGAAAAGTCCCTTGATAGATATGAGGGTTATCCAATTTTCTACTACAAAAAGGAAATGAAACTTCAGTACAAAGGAATACGAACTGGTAAAAGGAGAACAGTTAATGCCTTCGTATATATTATGCACGAAGAAAACCCTGTTGGTGTTCCTAGCATTTATTATATGAAAACCTGTATTGATGGGTATGACACCTTTTACTTTGATAAGAATATTCTTATTAACGCATACAAAAAATCAATGGAGATGTGCAGTGATGAAAACTAATGAAATGACAATTAACACTTGCGCTAAGTGTGGAAAAGAATACAAAGGTAGAGGAGCTTTATCAAGGGTAGATAACCTTACAGTTATCTGTCCCGACTGTGGCACAAGAGAGGCTTTAGAAAGCATTGGTGTTGATAAGGTGGAGCAGGATAAAATACTTGGGGTTATTCATAACGCAAAGGTATAGACTATCGAATATGAATTTAGCAGTAACAGAAATGTTGGTGCTTTTTCTTTATCCTTTTGGAGGTGATTAATTGAGAAAGCTAAAGAACTACAAGCCAACAAAATTTATGGCTAAGGGCTCGTACTACGATAAAGAAAGTGCAGACTATGCAGTTGCATTTATTGAAAGCCTTTGTCACACAAAAGGTACTTGGGCAGGTAAACCCTTTGACTTAATTGATTGGCAAGAGAAAATCATAAGAGATATTTTTGGTACATTAAAGCCTAATGGTTATCGTCAATTTAATACAGCTTACATTGAAATACCTAAAAAGCAAGGCAAATCAGAACTGGCAGCAGGTGTTGCATTACTCCTTCTTTGTGGTGACGGTGAAGAAAGAGCTGAGGTGTATGGCTGTGCTGCTGATAGAAACCAAGCAAAGATTGTATTTGATGTTGCAGTTGATATGGTTAGGTTCTGTCCGGCACTTTCAAAAAGAGTTAAAATTCTTGAGTCGCAAAAGAAGCTAATTTACAAACCTACAAATAGCTTTTATCAGGTTCTTTCTGCTGATGTAGCAAACAAGCATGGTTTCAATACTCATGGAGTAATCTTTGATGAACTTCATACACAACCCAATAGAAAGCTTTATGATATTATGACTCAAGGCTCAGGGGATGCAAGAATGCAACCTCTTTATTTCCTAATTACAACAGCCGGTAATGATACTAATTCTATCTGCTATGAAATACACCAAAAGGCACTTGATATTGATAAGGGTAGAAAGATTGACCCAACCTTTTATTCGGTAATATACGGTGCTGATGAAGGTGATGATTGGACTAGTCCTAAGGTGTGGAAAAAGGCTAACCCTTCACTTGGAATAACTGTTGGGATTGATAAGGTAAAAAGTGCTTGTGAATCAGCAAAGCAAAACCCTGCTGAGGAAAATGCCTTTAGACAGCTTAGACTTAATCAATGGGTTAAGCAAAGCGTTAGGTGGATGCCTATGGATAAGTGGGATATGTGTGGGTACAAAATCAATGAAGATGAGCTGTATGGCAGAGTTTGCTATGGTGGCCTTGACCTATCTAGTACCACAGATATGACAGCATTTGTACTTGTGTTTCCACCACTTGATGAGGATGACAAGTACATCATACTTCCATACTTTTGGTTACCGGAAGATACACTTGCAGTTAGAGTAAGGAGAGACCATGTACCATATGATATATGGGAAAAGGAAGGCTATGTAAAGACAACTGAGGGTAATGTTATACACTATGGATATATTGAAAAGTTCATAGAAAAACTTGGTGAGAAGTTCAACATTAGAGAGATTGCCTTTGATAGGTGGGGTGCTGTACAAATGGTTCAAAACCTAGAAAATATGGGCTTTACAGTTGTACCCTTCGGTCAAGGCTTTAAGGATATGTCACCACCAACAAAGGAGCTTATGAAGCTAACCCTTGAGCAGAGAATAGCACATGGCAATCACCCGGTTCTTCGTTGGAATATGGATAACATATATGTTAGAACAGACCCGGCAGGAAACATTAAGGCAGATAAAGAAAAATCCACAGAGAAAATTGACGGTGCAATAGCCACAATTATGGCACTTGACCGAGCAATTCGCTGTGGAAATGATAACGGTGCCTCTGTTTATGATGATAGAGGGTTGTTGTTTATTTAGATTGATAATTTTAATTAATTAATCTATACTCTTCAAATTGAGTTCTTTTATTATATCTAAAAAAGTGTGATTGGGTAATAATAAATATATTATCAAATGGGCTGTCGTTTAATATATTATCTTTACTAAAAAATTGTTCTAAGTTGTTTTTCTCGATTAGAGAACCATCAAATGAAAGTATACATAAATCAATGCTATTAAATCTTTCTGGATTATGTTTCTTAGACTTTTCAATTTTAGTACTGATTGCCTTTTTTATGCAACCTAGTGATTCATCTAATGTACCACCACGACACATAAGAATTTCTTTTGTCTTTTCATCGATTACTGCATTATCAACATTTTTTGTATTTGCTTTATTTTTTTTAGATAGGGCACTTTCATATTTACGAGCTTCTTTTAAATTTTTTGGGATACATGTTGTAACCTCTAATGCTTTTTTGTTATCTATTGAAATAAAGTCAAAGTTATTTGTATTATTAGGAGAATAGTAATTATTGTAACTTTTATCAAAGTAATCAGCGATTATTTTGATAGCATTTGGCTCAATATTATTTTTATCAAAATTAAGTTTCAAAATTATCACCTCATATTTATTATATCATTCTATTATATAAAGAAACAAGCCATCTAAAAAGGTGAATTGCTATTATAGATTAAAGTAATTTCCTTAACATATTAGCTATTCCCTTTAAATAGCCTATAAATTAAGGGAAAGAATATAAATTGAAGTTAAAGTATCTGTTTTTTAACAGGTACTTCTCTTTTACTCAAAATAAAAACGGAGCCTTTGTATATACAAAAACTCCGTTAAATTAAATTTATTCTTTTGAACTTATCATATTTTCTATGTTACGACCACCATATATTATACGGACAATGGTAACAGTATTTTTTTCGTTGTCAACTAGATAAAATACAATAAAATTATCTATTGATAGTTGGTGCATTTTCAATGAATGCCAAGGTTCCCAATCAACTAAAATATATCTTGAGGGCATAAATTCTAAAGAACAAATACCCTTTCGTATTTTGTTGATTTGACTTTCAGCATTTTCTGTTTGTAGAAGTTTATTTGAAATGTAGGAATAAATTTCTCGCAAATCATTTAGTGCATCTTGTGAGTAATGAATTATATAATCTTCTGTCATATGCCAAATTCCTTTGCAAGTGCCTCATCAACTTCATTTGCAGAATACACCTTTCCTGCTTTGATAGAGTCAATACCCTTTTGAAGCTCAGTACTTATCTGTTCTTTACTCATTGAACCTAAGGCTAAAGGCTTTTCAGTAGGAAGTCGCAAATCAAATGGTATTCCATTTTTTAATATAATTTGACTATAAAGCATTTGAATTGCACTTGATGGAGAAATTCCCAGCTTAGATAAAATCTCCTCTGCATTTGTTTTCAAGTCAGTATCTATTCTTGCATATACGGCTGATGTATTTGCCATAATATCGCCTCCTTTATTTAATTATACTTTTATTTACTTGCAAATGCAAGTATTTGAAATATATTATAAACAAAATTTTATTATTTATTTATTGAAAGGACTTGTTATTTATGAAACTTTTAAGTGGGTTATTCCGTTCAAGGGACAAGCCGAGAAACTACACATCGGGAAGTAGTTACAGATTTTTCTATGGTCAAAGTAGCTCAGGAAAATTTGTAACTGAAAGAAGTGCAATGCAAATGACTGCTGTTTATGCTTGTGTGAGAATTTTGTCAGAGGCAGTAGCAGGACTACCACTTCATTTATACAAATGGGGTGATTCAGGTAGTAAGGAAAAAGCAGTTGACCACCCGTTATATTTTCTTTTGCATGACGAACCAAATAAGGAAATGACTTCATTTATCTTTAGAGAAACACTGATGACTCATTTGCTTTTGTGGGGTAACGCATATGCACAAATAATAAGGAATGGCAAGGGTGAAGTAACTGCTCTTTATCCTTTAATGCCAAATAGAATGACAGTTGATAGAGATAGAAATGGTGAGATTTTCTATCAATATACACTTAGCTCTGATGATGTTAGGTCAATGAAGGGTGCTAGTGTAAGGCTAAGTCCATATGAGGTTCTACATATTCCGGGATTAGGGTTTGACGGCCTTGTGGGTTATTCACCTATTGCTATGGCGAAGAATGCTATTGGACTTGCAATTTCTGCTGAGGAATATGGTAGTAAGTTTTATGCTAATGGTGCATCTCCAAGTGGTGTTCTTGAACATCCGGGTACACTAAAGGACCCGTCAAAGGTAAGGGACTCTTGGAACTCTGCCTTTGGTGGCAGTGCTAATAGCCATAAGATTGCAGTGCTTGAAGAAGGGCTAAAATATACACCAATATCAATTTCACCTAATGAGGCACAGTTCCTCGAAACAAGAAAATTTCAGATTAATGAGATAGCTAGAATTTTCAGAGTACCACCACATATGGTTGGTGACCTTGAAAAGTCTAGCTTTTCTAATATAGAGCAACAGTCACTGGAGTTTGTCAAATATACTCTTGAACCTTGGATTATTAGATGGGAGCAGTCTATTTGTCGCTCATTGCTTAATCAAGAGGAAAAGGGTAAGTACTTTGTAAAGTTCAATGTTGATGGACTACTTAGAGGTGACTATCAAAGTAGAATGAATGGCTATGCAACTGCAAGACAGAATGGTTGGTTGTCTGCAAATGATATTAGAGAGCTTGAGAACCTAGACCTTATTCCTGATGAAGAGGGTGGTAACTTGTATCTGGTAAATGGCAGTATGACTAAGCTTAAGGATGCAGGTGCTTTTGCTAATACAGAAGAAACAAAGGAGGAAAAGAATGAAGAAGTTTTGGAAGTGGAAGAATCAAGTGGAACAAACAGAACCCTTAGAAAGAGTACTAGAACTTAATGGCACTATTGCTGAGGAAAGCTGGTTTGATGATGATGTAACTCCACAAATGTTTAAGGATGAGCTGTTTTCCGGTAATGGGCCGGTTACAGTTTGGCTTAATTCCCCAGGTGGGGATTGTATTGCAGCAAGTCAGATTTATGCAATGCTGATGGATTATCCACATAATGTAACAGTGAAGATTGACGGAATTGCAGCAAGTGCAGGTTCAGTTATTGCTATGGCAGGTACTAAAGTGCTAATGTCACCTACTGCTCTTGTGATGATACATAACCCTGCTACTACTGCCTTCGGTGACCATAAGGATATGAGTAAAGCAATAGATATGCTTGATGAGGTTAAGGAAAGTATTATCAATGCTTATGAGATCCGTACAGGCCTGTCACATACACAATTATCACATATGATGGATGAGGAAACTTGGATGAATGCTAAGAAGGCTATTGAGCTTGGCTTTGCTGATGGTCTGCTTGAGGACAACAAAAATACTGAGGATGATGAGGGATATATGTTCTCTGCAAGTGCAGTGGAAAGAACCCTTATTAACAAAATTTCTAAGAAGAACCCAATAAGAAGAACCCAATTAATAATGTGGGTAGAAATGTAGATAAATTAAAATCACAGCTTTACAAAAAGCTACTTTAAAGGAGATGTTTTTATGAATATTACAGAATTAAGAGAAAAAAGAGCGAAGCTATGGAACACTATGGAGGGCTTCCTTGATACACATAGAACCGGTATGGGTGTTCTAAAGGCTGAGGATGATGCAACATATGCAAATATGGAAAGTGAGCTTGATAGCTTAACTAATGAAATCCATAGAATGGAACGCAGAGAGCTTCATGAAAAGGAACTTGCTAAGAATGTAAATACACCTATTGTCACTACACCGGAGCATAGTACAAATACCGGAAAGAAAGGTAGAGCAAGTGACGAATACAGAGAGGACTTCTTAAATCACCTAAGAGGTAGAGCACCTATTCATAATGTACTTTCAGAGGGTACTGATGCTGATGGTGGTTTCCTTGTTCCTACTGAGTTTGAAACAAGTATTGTTACTGCTCTTGAAGAAGAAAATGTTATTAGAAGTCTAGCAAAGGTAATTACAACAGAGCATGAAAGAAAAATCCCTATTGCTACCGGTCATTCAACTGCACAGTGGACAAGTGAAAATTCAGCATATCAAGAGAGTAATCCTACCTTCGGTCAGAAACAGCTTGATGCATTTAAGCTAACTGACCTTTGTAGAGTAAGTACAGAGCTACTGCAGGACTCATCATTTGATATTGAAGAATACCTAATGAATGAATTTGCCAGAGCATTTGGTATTGCTGAGGAAGAAGCCTTTTGTGTTGGTACAGGTACAAACCAGCCTACCGGTATCTTTACTGCTAAGGGTGGTGAGGTTGGTGTAACCTCAGCAAGTGGCACTGCTATTACTGCTGATGAGGTGATTAACCTTGTGTATTCCCTAAAGTCACCATACAGAAGAAATGCAAAGTTCCTTATGAATGACTCTACTGTATCACTACTTCGTAAGCTGAAGGATAACAACGGTGCGTATCTGTGGCAACCATCAGTACAAGCAGGTGAACCTGATAAGCTACTGGGCTATGACCTATACACAACTCCATATGCTCCTACTGTTGGAACTTCAACCTTACCTATTGCCTTTGGTGACTTTAGTAACTATTGGATTGGTGACAGAGGTGCAAGAACAGTTCAAAGACTAAATGAGCTTTATGCTACAAATGGTCAGGTAGGTTATGTATCTACTGAGAGAGTTGACGGTAAGGTTATCCTTTCTGAGGGCATTAAGCTACTTCAGATGAAGAAGTCTTGATTATGGATGAGCTACTAGAAAAGGTTAAGAAAAATCTAATACTAACCCATAATGAGGATGACACCCTTTTAAAACAGTATATTAATGCCTCTATCTCATATGCTGAAAGCTATCAACATATTGAGGAGGGCTACTATACAGAACATAAAATGCCACCTACAACAGAACAGGCTGTGATTATGCTAAGTAGCCATTTCTATGAAAGTAGAGATGGCTCTACCGGTGGCTTCTTTGGGGATAATGTACAAGCAGGTGCTCAGGTGTGGAATACAGTAAATCTACTTTTAAGACTGGATAGAAGGTGGTTAGTATGAGCTTTGGTAAAATGAATGGCCTTGCTTTAATCAAAAGACACTACAAAGAAAAAGACAGTGACGGTTTCAAAAATGATACAGATTTTGTACTTGCAAGTATTCACTGCTATCGTGAAGGTAGGCATGGTTCTAAAAGGTGGGTAAATCTTGCTTCCTTTACAGACGCAACAGATTTGTTTAGATTTCGTGCAATACCTAATTTAAATATTACCACAGACTATGTACTTGAATATGAGGGTGAAGTTTTTAAGATACTTTCAGTTGAGAATGTTAAGGGTAAAGGTATGTATGTGGAAATACTTGCAAAAAAGGTGGAGAGTGCTGTTGGCTAAGGTACAAATGCTTTTACCGGAAAACTTCCTTAAAAGTATATCTTCCCTTGAAAAGAATACTGATGACATTACTGAAAAGGTACTTAATGAGGGTGCAAAGGTGGTCCTAAAATATTTTAGGGAAAACCTACATAGTGTTATTGGTAAAGATTTAAAGTACAAATCAAGGTCAACGGGTAAGCTGGAAAGCTCCCTTGGTATCTCAAAGCCTTTACTTGATAAAAACGGAAACTTCAATATTAAGATTGGCTTTGCTGAACCAAGGGACGGTAACTTAAGCAATAGTAAAATTGCAACTATCATTGAATATGGGAAAAGTGGTCAGCCACCTAAACCATTTTTGAAACCAACTAAAAGAAAATCAAAAAAGCCTACAACAGAGGCAATGATTAGAAGATTTAATGAGGAGGTAGAAAAGCTATGAGTATGTTAAGTGACTTAATTAATACACTTAAGCCATTAAATGTACCTATTGAAACAGGTGTGTTTACTGACAAAGCTCCTAATGAATATATTGTATTAACTCCTATTGATGAATACTTTTTACTTTTTGGAGATAATGCACCATTAGTGGATATTAGCAGTGTACGAATATCTCTATACACAAAGGGTAACTACCTATCATTAAAGAACAGTATTGTAAAGGCTTTAATAAATGACGGCTACACATTAACTAACCGTCAGTATATTGGATATGAAACAGAAACTATGTATCACCACTACAATATAGATGTGGAAAATTATTATGAAACGGAGGAATATTAATGGCAACAATAGGTCTTGATAAGCTATATTACGCAGTCATCAAGGAAGATGCAAATGGTGACGAAACATACAGTACACCGGTGCCACTGGCAAAGGCAATTTCTGCTGAGCTTTCTATTGAACTTGCAGAGGCAACTCTCTATGCTGATGACGGTGCATCTGAAGTTGTAAAGGAGTTTAAGTCAGGTACACTTTCCTTAGGTGTTGATGATATTGGTAACTCAACTGCAAGTGATTTAACAGGTGCAGTGATTGATAAAAACAATGTGGTAATCTCAGTAAGTGAGGGTACTTCTGTATAG